AGCGATGACAAGGTAATGCAACGTAGGACCTGTCGGCCCCGAGTCAACACTCGTCGCTAAAAGCATCTGAATGATGCTCATTAGCTCAGCCCCGCACCAGAAATTACAAACTCATTTGATGCCACACAAAGCACGGTGCAGATGCCACGTTGAGCCAGCGTACGGTTGCCGGTGTCTGCCGTTCCAGCACTACGCAAAGTGACTGACGAGCCTTGAGTAATGGTTTGATCCGAGCTGCTGTCGTTGTAAATAGTCACTGCATCGCCAGCAGAAAACACACCAGACGGAACAGTTACACCGCCAGTTGTGATGTTGATGTGCTTGCCAAGATCTCCAACAACAAGTGTGTAAGCGGAAGTTTTGCTGTTTTGTGGAATGGAGCGAACACCACCTTTTGAGTCCTGAATGTCCTCACCGCTTCCTGTAGAAGACGTTCGAGCAACCAACAATCGACCTGAACTGTCGACACGGAGGGCTTCACTGCCTTCAGTTGTGACCTTGAAATGACCGTCTGACCCGGTATCGACAACCTCAGCTTCTGTGTTGCCCTCACTGATCTTGTCGACTGAGACGTTTGATCCAACCTCAACAACCGTTCCACCATCAGTCTTGGTGAAGACACCACCATCGGTGGTATTGATCGCGAGTTCACCTACAACAAGATCTGAGGCCCCAGGGTCAGAGGTGCCACGCTTCTGCTTAATTGTGTTCGCCATCAGAACGTACCGCCGTCAATATCAAAACCACTCGTAGCACCATCTTCTAGGAAGGTCACAAGATCAGAAAGTGCAACCTGCTTCATAGTGCCTGCGTCGTTCATCACCATGCGGTCAGCTGTTGCAAGCGTTGTTGACGTTGCTGAAGTGTTGCCATCAAGGATGTTCAGCTCGGTCGTTGTAACCGTTGCCCCGTCAAGAATGTTCAGCTCAGAAGCCGTTGACGTGACTCCATCGAGAATGTTTAGCTCAGACGTCGTTGCAGTAACGCCGTCAAGAATGTTCAGTTCAGCGGTCGTTGATGTGACACCATCGAGGATGTTCAACTCAGCAGCAGTTGAAGTCACCCCATCAAGAATGTTCAGCTCAGCGGTGGTAACTGTCGCTCCATCAAGAATCTGAACTTCTGTAGAGGTCAGCGCAGCAAGTGCTGCTGATGCTCCAGATTGGCAACCAGAAAGGTTGTCTAGATCCGCGTCGTAAGCCTGAACATCACTGCCGATTGCTACACCAAGGTTTGTGCGCGCAGCTGATGCAGTTGACGCTCCAGTGCCCCCGTGCGCAACACCGATGTCAGTGCCGTTCCAAGCTCCTGTGGCGATGGTGCCAACAGAGGTAAGGCTGGAGCCAGTAACACCAGAACCAAGAGTGCTACCGCTAAGAACGCTGGTGCCATTAATTTTGAATTCTTTGCCGGATGCAAGGTCGATGTGTTCACTGCTAGTCCAGCTGTCAGTTGCGTTTAGCCAGCGAAACAGCTTGTCAGTTGCACCCTTAAGGCTGATGCCACCGCCGTCAGCTGTTGAATCAGTCGGGGTGCTGACATTGCCCAACGTGATGTTTTTATCGGCTACATCGACTTGAGTGCTGTTGACCGTTGTGGTCGTACCAGACACAGTCAGGTCACCTGAAACCGTCAGGTTGTTACTGAAAGTCGTGTTGCCCGAAAGCGTTGCACCGCTAAGGTCAACCGTTCCGGTAAAAGTCTTGTTGCCGCTGATCGTTTGATTGGTCGTCAGCGTTGTAAACGCACCAGATCCGGCAATCGAAATGACAGAACTGGCAGCACCTCCACCGGCATCGCCAAACCCGTAATACAGGATATTGTCGACCTCTGAGTACGCCGGCTCACTCGGGGCAAGGCTGCTAGGAGCACCAGACGCACCACCAGATGCACGTTTCTTCAGGCGGATGGTGTTAGCCATGGCTTAAAAATTGCCTCCAAGGACGATGGTGTTAATTGTCCAAGTGTCGTCAGCCTTGAACTCGCCAGAGGCGGAGTCGTAGTAAATGACGCTTTTGTCCACTTTAGCGGTCTGATCCAAAGTGAACCCAGAGCCGGCGGGACCTTGAGGGCCTTGCGGACCGGCAGTTGTCGCAGTGACTGTTGTCGTTTTTGGTGTTTCAACGACCGTCGACGAACCATCTTCTGTGACGGTGACGGTGTTCTTTGTCGTAGTGACGTTGACTGTCGTCATGGTGCGGTATAACCCTGGCTAACAAAAATTGCTCCCTCTAGGTAATACTCGCGATTTCCGCTGCCATCCTCAAGCAACACGTCATATCGCAACTCATCGATAAACGTTGCGGTCTGCGTGTCGGTCAAACTGATCGTGATCTGCCCGTTGGTACGGTTGGTGTAGGCAACGGAAAAGTCAGCATATTTTGTGCTGCGATCTTCGTTCCAAACCTGGGCATACGCCGTATAACCAGTCAGGTTGATGACGGCATCAGTGCTGTCCTTAAACTGCAGCAGCACTGAATAGTCTGCCCGCCGCTGGAGCGTGATGTTGTACGTCCCAGGTTGAACAGACATGACGCACCTCCTCGGTTAAGTCTATCGAACGAGCCACTCTTCGACAGTGGCGCTCACGTCTCGCATCTTGATCCAACGGGCACCTGTCACCTGACCCTTGCGAAGACGAAGCTTGCCCATCAAGCCAACAGGCGACCACTCAGGACGGAACTCCCGCTCAACGTGCTTTAACGAAGCATCAAAGTCAGGATTTAGGACGCGGCGCTTCTGAGTTAGCGCATTGCCGTCGTCATCTGTCAGCACTTCGCCCTCTTCGTTTGTGGGCTGATAATCCTCGGTCAAATACGTTCCATAATCATCGCGCATATACTTGCCGACCCAGCCTGTACCGTCTGAATCACCAACGACGCTTGGAGCGGCAGAGATCACGCCGATAGGATCTTCGCCTTCGGTGGCTTCTCGGATTTTGTCACCGACTAAAACAACGCTGATACCGCGACGATCTTCGTTGGATGCGTTGCCATCAGACCACTCGAAGTTTTCAGCGTAGTCAGCACCGCCTGTATTCCAAGTGCCGTCAGCGTATGCGTTGCCATCTCCTCTGAAACGAAACTCAGCGTCCGAAAAAGCGTCAGT